GTCATCAAACCCACCGTCCTTGGCAAGTTTCTTGATGTAACCGATTTGCTTAGGCGTGGCAAATGCACCAGAGGGTATGTGCACAGGATTTTGCCGTGTGTCGGTTGGTGTGCTTAGGCGCTCCACCTTTTGCATTTCGTTGCGTGACGGCCTTGGGCCACTTGCAGGTGCTTGTAACGGACAGTTGGCTATCGCGCGACCAATGGCGCTCGTCTCACAATTTTCTACAAACGATGTGGCATTGACCCCGCGGTCGCTTTTAATTTCTTCTGCGTAGCCTGTCGCGACTGGCACCTTGTCATCCTTGTCTGCATATAGTTCGCAATAGAACACGCAAGCGTCACCTGTGTAGTTCATCATGCAGGTGTACACGCGCCCGTTCGGATAAGCAGCCCACCAGCGGACAAGGCGTTGCTCGACTGTCTCGTAGTTACTTAGGTCAAAGCCCATCAGATGCCTGCCCAAACGCTTAGACGTTGTGCATGGTCATGCGCGCCACCGCGCTGTGCATAGGCCAGTTCGCCTGTGTTGCGGATAATGCCACGACGCGCAGCTGCGTTTAGCCGTCCAGCGATGCCCTTGGTGACAGGAAACTGGTCGCCTAGATGTTTCCAAATGTCGTCAGATGTAAAGAATCCTTTAGTGCGCGCAACGTGCAAGATCGCAGCGTCAACTTGGTTTTGTTCAATCTTTGTCCAACGCGCATCAGCCGACGACTGTGACGCCAACATCCCTTGGATAAATGGCGCTTGTTTTCTTGCCGGCACACGGCCGTCACATACGAAATGTGTCTTGCCTTGAATGTCTGGGTAAGCGATGGTTTCTTTGCAGATCGTGCAGGTTTTCATTGTCGGAATCTCCTTGTCGGTTAGGAATGTGCTTGTAATGCTTTGATTGCTAAATCGAGTGTAGTCACATCGTGCAATGGCATTGGTTCTTCTAATGACAACGAGTTCTTCATGCCTTTAAGACGCTGAATAATGCTTGCGTGAGGGTTTGTGCTTATGTCTGCAATTTCGTTAATCAAATTAAAGATTGCCATGTCGTGTCTTGTTGTCATCATTTGCTCCATTACCATTCGTCGGGTTTCTTCTGATAGTTCGCCTTGATTCCATGCTGTGCCTTCGCTCATCGTGTTGCACTCCATGGCCCCCAGCCGTAACCGTGACGGTCAACGCCGTAATTGTAAATTGCTAACGCTGCGCGCAAATTAACATCAGCCTGTAACAAGTTTTCTGCGTCGGTAATAATGCCGGCATCAGTTAGCCATGGTGTCCAGAATCCGTTGATCTGCATTAAGCCGCGCGACCCACCGTTTGGGTCTTTGCTGTTGACCGCGTTAGGGATGCAACGCGATTCCCTAAACATGACCGATTCGAGCACGGTGCGCTGATCGGCAGGCCAGCCAAGGTTTACGGCAAGCGCGCTGAACTGCTCACAAGCCGAGCTGTACGGGTCAATGTAGATCGTTGAGCTGGTAGTCGTGGTTGGCTCAATTAGGTATGCCGCAACGTCTAAAGGCGCTAAGGCGATAGTCCCAGACGGGCTACCAGACGCGTCAGGAGCGCCTGTGAGCGCCGTAACACCAAAGACTGTACAAAGCACTAGCCCTATGATTTTCTCTGCAAAATAGTTCATCGTTTCTCCAAAGGTATGGGCATGCCCCATGATGAGGATGCCATTCTGAATGCGATTTGTCCCATGAGGAACTTTCCCGAGTCGGGGTTGGTGAAGATTTGCACCAAGATTTCTTGACCGTTGTCCATCACTCCCGTATAGACGCTGTAGTCGAATATCTGGATGTCAGTCATTGCCTGTCCTTTTGTCGGTACTCCGACCCTAGAACATAGATCAAGCCTTAGGTGGGATTTCCCCGAACACCTTTAAGAATGCGGCTTTTACCCAGATCACCGAGTCTGCAGCCTGTGGAGAAATCTCGATGTGGAACCACCGCCCGCCAGGTGCACCTGACACGGTTTTGCTGTCATAGTTTTTCCAAGCCTGTCGGTCGCAACGCCATGCCGCGCCGAATTCTTTTGGGAAATAATCGATCACCATTTGTATGCCCAACTCATTTGCATTAGCAATCATTTTGTCAATAAATGCTTTAGCGTTTTTGCGTGTTGCGTTTGGGTTCTTTTCGGTTGTAGTAAATCCAGCATCCCAGGCTCGACCTGTTGCATGGACACTTAGGGTTCCTGGCTTCCCTTTGACGTCGCGCTGACCCCAACTTCCAAGATTGACAAACGCGCCATTTGAGTGCGCAGTCACTTGCTTAATAAACTCGTTCATGCCGGCACGGGGCGCTGGTGATGCACCGTCAGCGTTGCCGATGTAGTCGCGTGCGTTTGGCACGCCAGCCTTAGCCTTTGCTACTGCCACGACCAAACTTCATGTCTTTAGGATTGAAGTAACGCAACGCTGTTGGGCAGACCGCGCCAATCGCAGCTGCTAAAAGTGCGGATGGGTCGGTGTTGCCTGTTACGGCGAGTGCAACAACGGCGGCGAGCATTGAACGCCCGTATGAGGCGAGTAGGGCTTTGTCACTTGGTTTCATTGGTTGGCTCCTTCGCTTTAGATTTTAGCCCGTTTGAGGCCACAAGACCTGACAACGTGCCGGTCATAAATACGGTCAAGGTTGATAGCAGGTCTATAAACGCAGCGTCATTGGGTGATTGATGGCCGATCGGTTGGGTTACAAACATCAGCGCATAAACAAATCCGAGCACGGTGACGGCAAAGACGCTGGCAAGGATAATTCCGACTATCACGATTAGTCGAGCGTGTAGTTCTTCAGGCTTCAGTCTTGGTCTCATAAATCAGGTCTTTTGTGCAGGTGCCAGATGGGTTGCAAAGCGGTGGTTCGCATTCTGGCTTTTTCCAGTTTGCTGCGTCTTGGCACGGGTAACGATATGAGCCGTCATAACTACAGCCAGCGCAACCCCACAAAACGACCGCAATTAGCGCGCCGTAGCCGATGAAGTAACGCCATTTCACGAAGCATTTGGCAACAGCACCGACATGGTTTCTGTCCCTGTTGATGTGATGCCATAAATGGTTTCGTTTGGTGGTAGTTGTATGCGTATTACCCCGGCTTCTTTGTCAATATAAAAACCCGTGCTGGTAGTGACCGTTGAACTGCCTAAGTAAACAATTCCGTTTCCGATGTTGTGCAACATGATTTCGCGCCAACCAATCCAAGCTGGGACGACCAGCGTTGGTGATGTTGTAACGGAAACTTGTGTACCTCTCATGATGGTCTGCTTGGAAACTTGATTTTTTTAGGGTCTGTGTTGCTTGCTGGCAGGTCGCGCAACTTTTGACGGTAGGTTGCCCACGCTGCCTTGTCGGCTGTGCTGTCTGCTACTTGTGTCCAATCAGATTGGGCAAGTTCACGGTTACGCCATAAACGGATTCGGTCAAAAAAGTATTCGTCAGGTACTTCGTCTGCGTTTTCATGTGATGCAACTAAGTCAAGGTAATTCATTATGCGGCCTCGTAAAGAATACTAAAAAATATTTGGTCGTTTACTGCAACGGTAACTGGCGCGGTAGGACCTAAAATCCTTAAATCTTGTGTTGAGTTAAGAAAAGCCAATATTCGGAATACTGTGGTATCACCTGAAACTGATGTTGCAACCATATTGTACATTTGCGAAACATTGGAATCAAAAAATGTGGCAGAACTTAAAATAGGCCCAAAGTTGGATATTGATTTTGCTGCCACAGGAAAAGAAAAACGGTAGTCGCCATTTCCAAAAGTAGTGGTAGAACCGGGAATCAAAGCATATCTTGCATAAACCAATTTGTTTACTTGCGTGTATTGGCCTGTAAGTGTCCCGTTGCCTAATACTGGGTTTGTGGTTGTTGCAGTCCATACAGGCGTGAAACTTGTTAATGCTTCGCCGATGCCGTTTAGTTGGGCAGCGGTCAGCACCGCGCCAACAGAAAAAGGAAACGGGTTAGCCATAGTGTCACCTACCTTAGATCGTGTAAACCATTGATGCGAGCATTACGAACCCCAATTCAACCGCGACTCGTCAAGAACGCCCTGCGTAGTCGAGTTTAGGATGAAGAAGTTGTAAATCGTAAACGGCGCAAGGTAAACCGTCCATGTTGTTTCTGCCTGGGTTGCTGAACATGACCAGCCTGTGGCAATGACTTTTAAATCACGGTCAACGGTGTCACCTGGCTTACGGTATTTAAGCACAGAGTTGACAGTTGGTAAATCTTTCATGCCAGCCAACCAATCACGGTATGTGTTAGTTGTTGGGAAGTTCCCACCATCTACTTGTGTTTTGTCGGTAAACGAAATCACCACATTTATCAGATTTAGATCAGACAATACTTGCACCAAATATGATGCCAAGCTGTCTGCGCCTGTGGTCGTGTTGTCGTTAGATGTTAAGTCGGCACCATAAACACCATAAGCGGCAATCGACCCTGTGTTGGATTCTATTTGTGACGCTAAACCGACAGGATTAACCGTTACCTGATTAGCGAAAATGTCAAAAAACTGGTCACGTTTAATATCTTGATAACCAATTGTTGATGTTGATGCGGTGCGGCCGTAAGTGTATTGTGCAGCTCTTGCGTCAGCGCCACGGCCATACATGGTGATCGTTCCGCCTGATGACAATGGTGAGCCAGGCGAAGTGTTGTAAACCGCATAACCTTGTTCGGTGTCCAAACATTGGCGCATAAAGTCGGCTACAGAACCTGTCCACGTTTGACCTGACGCGGTGCTTTGAGCCCCAGGGGGAAATGCCCCGTTTACTGGTGCACCGTTATCGTTAATCATTTTGCGTGCTTGATAAAGCGAATAATCACCTGCTGTTGTGGTAACAGAATTAACTCTTGCTCGACCCAATCGCGCAATGTTGTCCTCGCCAAGAATGGTAATTGTGCTGTTGTTCATTGTGCCGGGCTCATCGTTGTACACAAATGAGGTAATCCAAAACACCATTGCTGTGCCCTCATAAGCGTTGGTTGATGGGATTAGGCGAAGTTGATCACCGAGATTGCCTGAAAACGTTGATTCGTTATTGTTGGCAATAGTTACCGAGCAAGTGTTGCCGTTGTAACTATCAATGAACCTTTGACGGCCAGTAGAAAAGTTAAGTGAACGAATACCAGAATAATCAATTCCTTTCGTTTCGTTCCTAACTCTCCATGCGGTGGTGCTCACAACAAAGCACCTGGCAAAGCACCGTTCTGACGGACATAACGCTCAAGCGCATTGACGACCTGTTGTGGGTCTGCGCCTTGCACGTTGACGGTGATGTTAGTTGGGCTTGACATTTGACCCATTCTTGATAATGGCACAATTGCTTCTGGGCCTTTTTCGCCCACGAGAGCCAAAGTTGCCGACGTGACAATGCCGCCATTTCCGAAACGTGGAATGCCCATACGTCCTGCAGCTGGTCGTGGCGGTTCTGTCGCGCTTGGAATCAATTTGGCAAGATCAGGCAGGCCCCCGATGATGTTGGCCACGTTGCCTATGACTGGCATTGCAAGACCGCCAAGGATTTTGGCTGCAAGACCACCAATGCTGTTGATTGCGCTCATGGCATCAACAAGTTTGTTGAATGCAATTGCTAAGCCAATCACGGCTGCGGTTGCCAAAATGAACGGGTTGGTTGCCAAAGCAATGTTTAGCGCGACAACGGCAGCTGCTATTGCGCCAATGGTCAACGCAATTCGAGTAAACGCTTGAGGGTTGTTTTGGGCCCAATCAGCAAACCTTTGCATAAACGGAAGCACTTTCTGAAGCACAGGTAGAAACGCTGCACCGATTCCTTCTTTGGTTTCCGCAATTGAGTTCTTAAAGATTGCCATTTTGCCTGCAGCGGTTTCAGCGTTCTTTGCAACCGCGCCACCAAAAGTTCCACCAAGCACGTCCATGACTTGCTCAAGAGTTGCGCCTTCTTTGATCATGGTTGCCATTTCTGGGCTTAATGATCGGAGCGCCTTAAAGTTGCCTTGGTATGCCTTGGCAAGCGCGTCAGCGACCGTTGTGCTGTCCATTTGCAGCGCGGTACTGATGTCCATGACAAGGTTCATGTCACGCATTGCCATGTCAACGTCTTTTG